AGCTGGTGCAGCCGGTAATGCTGGTTCACAAGGTGTTGTTATAATCAGATACGCTGATAACCTACCTACATTAACAGGTGGAACTGTAACTACAAGCGGAGGATACAAATATCATACATTCACAACTAGCGGTAATTTAATCGCATAATATAAAAAAAACAAATCAAAAATAACTATTTATAATCACATCATTGTTATAATGATAATAAATTAAACACTTATGAATTCAAAAACTGTATTAGGTAAAATATTAACACTTTTATCTTTAAACGAAAACGAAGTAAAACTAACATACGCTAAGTTAGCAGATGGAACTATCGTTGAATCTCCTACCTTCGATGTAGGCGAACCTTTAGAAGTTGTATCAGAAGATGGTACTAAAACTCCAGCACCAGATGGTGAGCATGAATTATCTTTAAGAGATGAATCAGGTAATGAAAACTTAATCAAAGTTATCACCAAAGATGGTAAAATCGTTGAAAGAGAAAATGTTGAAATGGAAGATGTTGAAGTAAAAGACATTCCACAAGCAGGTGAAACTGATAAAGCTAACGAAGTTAAAGATGCAGCAGGTTCGGTTAAAGACGGAACTATGATGGCTGAAGAAACTGAAGAAGTTGAAACAATCCCAGCTGATGACGAAAAAGAAGGAGAAGAGAAAGAAGTTGAAATCAATTTAGGTAAGAAGATGGAAGAAATGGCTTACAAAATTGAAGAGATGGAAAAGAAAATCTCTAAGATGGAAGAGGCTATGATGCCAGCGCCAGATGAAGAAGTTGCTGAAGAAGTAGCAATGGAAGATGAAGAGTTACCAAAGTTAGACGGAGCACCTGTTGAAGGAGCATCTAAGTTCTCTTCAGATAACACTAAAAATTATGGTAAGAAAGTAAGAGATTCACAATCTAACTTCTTAGCTAAACTTTATAAATAAAAATATTAAAAATCTTTTAAACAAAGGAAAAATGAAAGCAAAACAAAATTTCGCACTTCCTACTATCTCTAACAGCACATACGCTGGTGAGGCAGCTTCAGGATACATCGCAGCAGCGTTGTTAAGTGCAAGAACTTTGGATAACAAGCTTGTAACTATCATGCCAAATGTTAAGTACAAATCTGTAATCCAAAAATTAGAAGTATCTGGTATCGTACAAGATGCATCATGTGATTTCACTACTTCAGGTTCAGTATCAATCTCTGAGCAAGTATTGACTCCAAAAGAATTACAAGTTAACTTACTATTGTGTAAGCAAGAATTCGTAGATAGCTGGGAAGCTTTACAATTAGGTTTCTCTGCCTTCGATGAGATTCCAAAGAACTTCAACGATTACTTAATCTCTTATGTAGGTGGTAAAGTAGCAGAAGCAACTGAGCAATCAATTTGGCAAGGTACTGCAATCAACGGACAATTCGCTGGATTCCAATCAGCATTATCTGCATCAATTGCAGCTGGTGGAGCAACAGCAGTATTAGCAGCTAAGAGTGGTTCAACAATCATCTCTGGTTCAGTAACTTCTGCGAATGTATTGGATATCATGAACTCAGTAGTTAACACAATCCCTGATACTGTTTACGGTAAGGAAGATTTGTTAATATATGTACCAACAAATGTTGCTAAGGCTTATCAACAAGCATTAGCAGGTGGTGCAGTTGGAGCAAACGGATGGAACAACCAATTGAATGTTGGTGAGAAACCATTCAACTTCAATGGTATTGAAATCGTATTGGCTCCAGGTATGAGTTCTTCTAAAATCGTTGCAGCTCAGAAATCTAACTTATTCTTCGGTACAGGTTTATTATCTGACTACAATGAAGTAAAAGTATTAGACATGGCTAATATCGATGGTTCTCAAAACTACAGAATAGTAATGAGATATACAGCAGGTGTTCAGTTTGGTATCGGACAAGATATCGTTTACTACGGCGCTTACTAATAACTAACTAACAATAACGGGTGGGAGATAGGCTCTCACCCATTTATTAAACAAAATAAAACTTAACAGATATGGCTTGTAATTTATCACAAGGTCGTCAGGAAGTATGTAAAGAAAGTATCGGTGGTTTATCCGGCGTATACTTTATCAACTACACTACTGGCTCCTTTACGAAAAACGCAAACGGAGAAGTAACAGCGTTACCATCCGGCTCAACGGTTTATTTCTATGAATTGAAGGGCACAAGTGCATATACTGAAACAGTAAATACATCTCGTGAAAATGGTACTACTTTCTTCTCACAAGAGTTAACTCTTAACTTGAAGAAATTAACCAATGAAATGACTACTCAATTAAAGCTTATGGCTTATGGTAGACCTCAAATCATTGTATACACTATGAACGGAGATGCATTGTTAGTTGGTGAAAGAGAAGGTGCTGATGTAACAGCAGGTACAATTCAAACAGGTGGAGCAATGGGTGACCTTTATGGTTATTCAGTAACCTTCACAGGTCAAGAACAATTACCGGCTGCATTCTTATCAGGAAGTACAACTACTTCACCATTCGCTGGTCTATCTGCTCAGCCAACTATCGTATACAACTAATTCAGTATAACGCATAAAATATTAAAGGGGTACTCTTAATTGAGTATCCCTTTTTTTGTATGATTATAATTTGAGATATTGTTGTTATTAGAATAGATAATTACAACTTAAATACTACTTAATGTTAAGCTATTATATATCACAGAGCAATGACTTTACTATTAGAACGGCACCTACTGCCAGTTCTGCTTATACTATGAGTCTGCAAGATATGTACCAATTAAACAATCTCACCGCATCACTTTCTGGTATCACTTATAATGGTTATGAAAGTATGTTAGCATTTACTGCTTCTATTAGTGGAGCAATAGTAGGTGGTGAGTATAGAGCAACCATAAAGAACGGAACAACTGATATTTGGAATGGTTCTATTCAGGTATATGGCTCACAATCAGTAGATAAATCAGTTTACGAAAATCAAAATACGCAATATCTTTCTCATCAATCAGAGAACAGGTATATCATAATGGACTAATATGAAACAACAACAAAACTTTTCAGTAGTAAATGTAAACAACAATCAGCTTCCTATGATTACGGAGGATACAAAGACTCGTTACGCATGGGTGCCATTCGGTGTTTATGGGCAAGATGATTTCTTTGATGCTGTTGTTACCGCATTTAATGTATCAACAACAAACTCAGCATGTGTTGAAGGTATAGCTGATTTAATATTTGGTAAGGGTGTATACTCTAAGAACGAAGCATACAACGATGTACTTCAAAAGTTAATCCCACAAGAGGAAACTAAGAGAGTAGCATTTGATTTAAAATTGTTTGGTAATGCAGCTTATCAAGTATATTGGAATGATGAACATACTAAGATAATTAAGATGTATCACATACCAGTACAAACACTAAGAGCTGAAAAGCTATATGATTCTCCTAAGATTGAGAATTATTACTATTGTACTGATTGGAATGACCATAGAAAGATTAAAGATAAAAAGAAGATACCTTCATTTGGAACTTCTAACGAAAAGCTAGAAATACTTTACATAAAGAACTATTTCCCTGGCTTATATTACTATTCACTACCTGATTGGGTATCTGCAATGCAGTTCTCAATATCAGAAGGTGAAATATCAAACTTACACTTCAATAACATTACTAATGGTTTCTTACCGGCAGTAATGATTAACTTCAATAATGGTGTACCGGCTCCTGAAGAAAGAGAAACAATAGAAGATTTAATTCAAGCTAAGTTTACAGGTACGGATAACGCTGGTAGATTTATGTTATCATTTAATGATGATGTAGCTAACAAACCAACTGTTGATGTAATTAACATAGATAACTTACATGAGAAATATACTTATGTGGCTGAATATACGCAAGATAGAATATTGGTTGCTCATAGAGTTACCTCGCCATTACTATTTGGTATCAGAACTGCTAACAATGGTTTTAGCTCTCAATCAGAAGAGATGAAAACCGCATTCTCTATTATGCAAACAATGACTATATCTCCATTCCAAAACCTAATACTAAACGCATTAGACATGGCATTAACGGAAGGTGGATATGTAGATACTGAATTGTACTTTGAGCAATTAACTCCATTAGTTATCTTAGCACAACAAGCTGAAGATACTGATAAGACAGTTGACCAAGTAGAGGATGAAACAAATAAGGCAATGGAAAACCCAGCAACTCAAGAGAACCCTGGTGACCAAACGGATGAAGAGCCTTTACCAACAACGATGAACACAGCATTTTTTAAAAGAGAATACGAAACATATAAAGACTAATTATGGCATACGCATTATTCATAACAAGAAACGATATCATTAAGAACACCCCATTACAGGGTGCAATTGATGCAGATGCTTTACTACCATTTGTAAGAACTGCACAAGACAAATACCTAAAGAATCTTTTAGGAACTGTTTTGTTCGATTATATCCAAGATAAAATAGTAGCAGGAACTCCGTTCACAGGTAGATACGAAGAGTTAGTTGATGATTATATAAAGAATACCTTAATTTGGTATTCGGCAGTTGAGTATATACCATTCAGCTCTATTCAGTTTAAATCTAATGGAGCAGTTAAACAAACAAGTGAGCAAGGTACTGCACCGGCTAAGGGTGAAGTAGATTACCTTTTAAATAAGGCTCTAAACAACGCTGATTAT